TCTATATTTTTATCTACATTTGCCATAATATTATACTACCATTTAAATATGTTTACTGCTAGTCCTCCTTTTTTATAACCTTTGATTGGCACATCTTTAAACTCTGGTTTAATTTTTATTGCGTAAGATAGATAATAATCAGCTTCATTTATTTCACCAGGTTCTCTTATTTTGACTTCTGTTCCTTGTAAAAAATCATACCCGTTTCTCATTAATCTACCACCTGAGCTTTGAAAAGCCTCATACTCTTCCATAGTCATTGCAGCAACATGTTCTTCAAACACTATTTCTTGTCCAGTTTCAGGATCTATTGAATCTATTGGTCTAACAAACTTAACTCTTTTATTAGGATCTGATTTTGCAACTTTAATTTCTTTAACTTCAGTATCATATGTTTTAGCAAACTGTCTTAAAAAACTAGGTAAGGTTGCTGTAGGATTTTTTGCTTCTTTTCCTGTAGTTTTACCAGGTCTTAAATCTGTTTTAGCTGAACTTGTCATACGATCATAGTATTTTGGTTTTTTAGCTATTTCAGCTAATTCAGTTATAGCTCCAGGACCTTCTTGTTGAGTACGAGATCCTATTCTAAACATTTCTCGCACCTCTTCTAACTCGTCTTCAAACACCTCTCCAGCTTTTCTTACTGTTATTTGACCTGTCCCTTTTGAATTACCATAAAATTCTAAATTACCTAATCTTTTTCTTTCTCTATGATGAGTAACTTCATATGGGTTAATACTTACCCAATCAATACCTTCTCTGGCTGCTTTTTTTATAGCGTATTTCATAGCTAATGGACCCCAAGTTTCTTTACCATCTAAAGGTTTGTAATCGTATTTACTTTTTTCCCTTCGACTAACATCAGGTATAATTTTTTTTATATCTTCATACGTATTTGCCAGTCTGTTATATGCTTTTACATCTTCTGGTGTCATACTAGGTTTAGCTAAATTTTCCATTTCATCTGCAACAGTCATTAATCTATCTCTATACATATTTGCATTTAACGTATCTAGATTAAACATGTTTCGTTGCAGTCTAATTTTTGCAGCTTCATCAAATAAAAACTGTGATGGATTAGGAAGATCTGGTGCAGGTGTTGTGTACAATCTTGTAATTTCAGAATCTGGTATAACAGGTTCTTTCATTAGTTTTGCATCTCTTTTTAAATTAGGATCAAGCACCCTTCCAAATTCTTTAAAGTTTTCGTCAATCTGGGCTCTTGTTCTTGTTTGTAAAAACATGTTTTTGACATCTTGATCAGTTAAAAGTTCTACTCCGTCATTAGCTCTAATTCTGTTTTGTTCAGCTTTAAATCTGTCTGCAGCTTTTTGTATTTGATCTTTAGCTATTTGTTTTTCTATACTTTGTCCTATATCATCTTGTACTTCATCAATCGAAACAGTTTTACCTCCAAAGGTAGGATGTACTGCTCTGACACCACCTCTTACATGTAGGATTTGAGCATCCATAATTTCACCACTGGGCAGTGTTCTATTAAAATGTTTCACGTTATCAAGTTTAGGATTCAAATCAAAACCAGGTACTTGATCTTTTGCTCTTTTGTAAACTTTAGGATTTATCAAAATAACAGTTTCAAAAAAATTTTCTGTACCATAAGTTCTATAATCTTCTAGACCTGAGTATTCATTAAAAGGAGATACGTTTTTTAAAGGAGCAATTGCTTCTCCTTCTTTTTTTAGTAATCTTCCTTTAGCATCTCTTGCTGCTTTATCTCTTACAGATAGTAAGTTAAAAAAGTTTAACTCTTTTAATCCATCTCTGGCTGCACGATCACCTCTCTTACCATCAACAAACATTTTCATACGTCCTGAAAATCTGTCTGTTGCCTCTGATAATTTTTTAATGACATCTATTACTTTTGTATCAGGATCAGTTCCCTCATAACCTTTTCCTAAAACTCGGGCAGGAGACTCAAAAAACTTTATTATTCTATCATTCTCTATACTTTTGTTTTCTGGTGCTCTTAAGTTTCTGTTAAAATCTAATAATCTTTTAGCTAAAGTTTGAACAGGTGCAGCAACACTATCCATAGGTATTTGAACATAATCTCCTATCTCATCTGCAACTAAATTTAGTTCGGCTCCATACCCACCAGCGTTTGTATAGTACGCATCATTTAACAGAGATTGATTATATAGATCATACAAAGCATTGTATCTTGCATTAGCTTGTCTAATGTTTCTATGTTTAGATATATTAAAACTTAGTTGATTTAATAAATTTCTATCGTCCCCTTCGAAATTGCCTTTTACTTTATTATCACCCATAGCAATTTTTCTAATAATGTTACGAAGCTCGTTAGAATATAATTTACCTTCTTTAGCAAAATCAGCAGAGTTGTATTCCATAGTTATTAAATTATTAGCTGGTGCATTTCTAATTAAAGATAATATAGAACTTGGTAAAATTTTTTGTGGTTGCTTTGAACCATAGTTCATGTCTTCAACATATTTTAAATAACCATCAACTAAATTACCCTGCTCATCAAATCGTGCAATATTAGTATCAGCTATTTCTTGTTTTGTAATTGTAGTAGGAACTTTTCTATTTAGTGCAACAAAGTTGTAATTCATTTTTTTTGCACCAAACATCCTTTTCCAATAATCTACACTTCTTGGATGACCATTAGGTACTGCTTCTACTACATAGTCATACAAAGGTGATCCTATTCCATACATATCATTATCAGGTTGCGCACCTCCTAAAGTTAGAGGGCGTTCTTTAACTAATTTTTTTTGTTGAAGAATAAACTTATCTTCATCTTCTCTAAATTTTTTTAAATCTAATCTAGTTTTATCAGCCTTATCTATCTCATCACCAGCTGCTTTATATTCCTTTAAAGAATATTCTGGTTTCTTATTTGCTAATGGTTGACCTGGTGCAGCAGGATCTTCTAATCGTTCTGTATTACGTTGTACTTCTTTTTTAAATTTTGGAACTATTGGATCAGGATTAGGTTCTGTTTCTTTTACAAAATTTTTATAATAGTCTCTAGCATACCTGCCTATGTTTTTTCTAAAAACAATTGCAGTGCCAAGTGCACCTATACCAGCTGCTACTTTACCTAAGCCTATACCAGAATCTTCTTCTTCGTATGCCATTAACTATTCTTTCGTGGTCTTCCGGGTCCTTTTTTCTTTTTAGGTAGGCACTCGCAAATTTTTCCAAATAATCTTTTTTTAATTTTAGTGATTATGTTTTTGATTTTTTGTATCATACAATCCTCAGTAATAGTTGTATTCTTTCGGTGGTCGTTCTTCGTTCTCTAACATATCTGAGTATAGTTCAACGAAACTACCTTGTCTATATCGTAACATAGCTTGTGTCATACTGTCCACATAGTCATCGTTTGCACCATTAGGAAAAGCAGCACATTCATCTATCACCTCATCTGCAAATTTTTCACCAAACGGATACCACACTGCACCACTCTCAAACAAGGGTGCTACTGCATTTACCCTGGTATATTTATCATTTCCTTTGGCAGGTGTAAACGGAACGACAGGTATACCCATTCTTCTAAACTCTTGTGTCAATGGTTCACCACTTGCTTTTTGTTCAATGATTACTGATTCGGGTTCCCAGTATTTATAATGTTGTAATGCCACCACTTTGAGTTCTGGAAA